CAGGTCGGCGAGTACCTGCACGACAAGATCAGTTATCCAAGAGACGAGACGACCTTCCTCGGTATCTTTGGTAAGAAAGACTTACCGAACAGCAACGCTGGTGCTTATACGCTCGGTACGATCATGCTGCCTGAAGGTGTCGGTGACGGCGAACATGATTGGGATTTGATCACGCCCGGCTGGTGATACTATCTATTCCGATCGCCGGAATTGGATTTCAAGAATGCGCCGAAGATAAAGGACCGATTTATCCTTGGCCGAACGGGCGAAACATCGTTCGCCGAGGCGGGCAGTCGCGGCAACGTGGCTTCGGGTGAACGGCCCGCACCGTATGGCGATCCGACTCGAATGACGGCGGCCGTGGCGCGGCGGGCGATCGAGGCGGCGAAGGCGGACGACGCGTTCGGCAAGCTTTATGTCAAAGGCGATCCGGATACCGTTTCGTACATGCACGCGCTGCACCGCGCGGCCTATCCCGAGCCGGAGACGGGCGGGCAGGACTGTGGCGTGTCGGGTGCCGCCAAATCGGGCGCGACGCGAACGGGGTTCCGGCGCGCCTCGGCGACCGACGAGTCACAGAACGACTCTCAGAACGGCCTCGCTCCGTGGATGAGTGAGGCGACGGCGGCGGCGCGCAAGGCGCTCACCGACATCAGGTCCGACAGCACCTTGGTCAATCGCTATCTCGACGGCGACAGGAAGGCGTTCGACCATGTGCAGGGGCTGATCCGCACAGCCTATCCCGAGCCCGATACCTCGAGCGGCGGCGGGGCGGAGGGCGGCGCGACGGATCCGGTGTTCCGGCCGTGGTCGCCGCCGGCCTCGAGCGACGGCGTGGCGCCCTGGCTGCGCGACGCGTTCGCGACCGAGGCGACGCGCACGCCAGGCACCGAGGCCGACGCCGACTCGACGCTCGCGCCGTGGATGGGCGACTGGAAGCCGGATTGGCTGCGGAGGTCCCAAGGCTGAGGGTCTCGTCGTCCTTCGAGGTTCAGCCCTGCGCGCTTCGCACCTCATCCTTCGAGGCTCGCTGCGCTCGCACCTCATCCTTCGAGGCTCGCTTCGCTCGCACCTCAGGATGAAGGGTTGGTGCTGGTGCGCGTCGGTGTGCATCGCATTCCTAACCTAAATTCCTCGCGGACAACCCTCCTTCGCTAGGGCGAAGGCGGAGCCCGCGCGACCGCCGGAAAGACGGCCGGGCACGCTCCCGTCAGAGCGAGAAGACGGCTCCCCCTTCGCCAAGGCTTCGGGGGACAAGCCCTTCGACCATCCCCTTGATCATCATCAATGGAGGGCTTCACGCCATGTCCATCTACGTCCCGGCGCACTTCGTCCAGAGCTATGCGACGAACGTGCAGCTGCTGTTGCAGCAGCGGGGCTCCAAGCTCCGCAACGCCGTCATGTCCGACAGCTATGTCGGCAAGGCGGCCAAGGCGGTCGAGCAGGTCGGCGCGGTGAACGCGGTCAAGCGCACCAGCCGGCACGCCGACTCCCCGCTTATCTCGACCCCGGCCGACGCCCGGTGGGTCTATCCGACCGACTACGAATGGGGCGACCTGATCGACGATCAGGACAAGATCCGCATGCTGATCGAGCCGCAGTCGGCCTATGCCCAGAACGGCGGCTACGCGCTCGGCCGCGCCATGGACGACGAGATCATCGCGGCGTTCTTCGGCACGTCCAAGACCGGCGAGAACGGCACGAACGCCGTGACGTTCCCGGCGGGGCAGACGGTCGCGGTCAATTTCGGCTCGGCCAGCAATGTCGGGCTCACGGTCGCCAAGCTGCGCGAGGCCAAGCGCATCCTGATGGCCAACGAGGTCGACATCGACGCCGACCCGCTCTACGTCGTGATGACCGCCAAGCAGCACGACAACATGCTGAACGAGGTGCAGGCGACCAGCCTCGACTACAACACCCGGCCGACGCTGGTCGACGGCAAGATCACCGCGTTCATGGGCTTCAACTTCATCCACTCGGAGCGGCTCGGCGTCGACACCAACGCCTTCCGGCGCGTGCCCGCCTTCGCCAAGTCGGGCATGCATCTCGGTCTGTGGAACGACATCACGACCAAGATCCAGGAACGGCCCGACAAGGCCTTCGCCACCTATGTCTACGTCAAGGGCACCTTCGGCGCGACGCGCGTCGAGGAGGGCAAGGTGGTCGAGCTGAAATGCGCCGAGTCGTAAGGAGGGCTGTACCATGGCAGTGGTAAATGTCAGCGGCACGAACGTCGGCAATCTCGACGCCGCGCCGCCCGTCGTGAACGACGTCACCCTGATGGGGGCGCGCGTTCGATCCCAGGTCGAGACGGTCGAGATCACCAACGGCGATTCGATCGGCTCGACCTACCGTCTGGGCCGCATTCCATCCAACGCCACGGTGCTGAGCATCCGCCTCTATTGCGATGCCATCACCTCGGCCGCGGCGGACATCGGCCTCTACCAGACCGCGGCCAATGGCGGCGCCGTGGTCGACGCCGACGCCTACGCCTCGGCGGTGTCGCTCGCCGCGGCGAGCACGACCGGCACCGAGGTTGCGTTCGAGCAGCGCAATGTCGACCGGGTGCGCAACAAGGTGTGGAACGACGCCGGCCTCGCGGCCGATTCAATCCGGCACTACGACCTGGTCGCGACACTCACCGCCGCGGCGACCGCCACGGGCACGCTCTCGGCGGTGATCCACTACGCGGTGGATTGAGCGACCGCACGACAAGAAGGTTCACCACAGAGGCATGGAGACACAGAGAAGTAAGGAAACGCGCTACGCGCGGGTCCTCCTCTGCGCCTCTGTGTCTCTGTGGTTCGCTGCCTTCTTGTGCCTACCCATCCTCACGTCTCTTCCCCCGGCACCGCTGTGTCTCCCGCGGCATGGGCCGGCACCTTGGGAGCGGCCCCGGGCTACGCTCACCCGGCGGCCGCTCCCGTCTTTTTCCAAGGAGCATCATTCATGGCAACGCGACGCTATTCGATCGGCCAGGGCGCCGGCCTCACGCGCTCGTCGGTGACCGAGGCCATCGGTTCGGCCACGGCGACGGCGGCGATGGAGTTCACCTTCGACCTGGCCGCAGGGCTTTCCCGCGAGGACGTGCTGAAGGGCCTCGAGCTCATCGGGCAGTACATCCTCGAAGACCAGTTCCCGCCGGCGTGATCCCCCTACGCTAAAGCTTCGGAGGACAAGTCCCATGGCATCGGTGGTCGGCATCTGCAACCGCGCGCTCGAGAAGCTGGGCGGCGGCTATATCGCGGCGCTCAGCGAGGCGTCGAAGGAGGCGCGGGCGCTCAACCGTGCCTACGACTATGTGAGGGACGCGGTGCTGCGCGCGCATCCCTGGAACTTCGCGATAAGGCGCGCGTCGCTCGCGCCGCTCGCCGACGCGCCGGCCTGGGGCTTCGGCGTGCAGTACCAGCTGCCGGCAGACTGCCTCAAGGTGATCGACGTCGACTCGGCGACGCGCTACGAGATCGAGGGCCGCAAGATCCTGACCGACCAGACCGGTTCGGTCGACCTACGCTATGTCGCGCGGGTCACGGACCCCAACGAGTTCGACGCGCTGTTCGCCGAGGCGCTGGCCGCGGCGCTCGCCATGGAGCTCGCCGAGGATCTGACCCAGAGCAACACCAAGCGCCAGCTCGCGGCCCAGGACTACGCCAACGCGCTGCGCGAGGCGCGCCGCGCCGACGGCCAGGAGGGCGCGCCGCTGCCGCTCGCCGACGGGGCGTGGCTGGACAGCCGGCGCTAGGTGTCGGCCTAGTACAGAGATACAGAGACACAGAAAATCTGCCACGGCGCCACAAGCGCGCCCTGCTTCAGCCATTTTTGAGTTGTTTGCTTGGCAAAATGCGCTTTGCCAAGCATTGCAAAGTTTTCTCTCTGGTCGGCTGGTGGTTGGCCGTACTGGCTATTTACGTCATTGCGGTGTTGCTGCCGGACATCTGGTACGAATTGCATCTGATGCAAGGCGTCAGGACTGACGAAGAAAATGCCGTCCTGATAGGCGCGCTTATCGTTCTGACGATAACGATATCCGAGGCCCTCTGTTTCCTTCGAGGCCTGTTTACCGGCAGAATATTGTCCATGCTCCGACACATTGTGCCGGTGCTGATCATTGCCTACGCTTTTCTTATCCATTTCTATCCGGACTGGGGCGTGCGTCCAGGTTGGTCGCCTGAGCGGGCGCGATTTGCGCTGTTTCGGGAACGATACGAAGAATGTGCCGCTACAGCCCGCACTTCCTTTGGCGCCAATAAATTCAAGACGTGTGAATTGCGGATAGCGGGCAACACTAGTTTCCAGGCCATTGTCTACGACACGAGCGGCGAAATCGGTCTTGCGCTTGGCTTAAGATCGCCCGAGTTCAACGACTATTTGATTAGATCTTCCGAGAGCCCGATCTATACCGAATGCGGGCGGCTCGTCTCCTCGGAGCTTGCGCCTCATTTTTTCTATCTATGGACCGGCTGCTACTAGCGTTCCACAAGGCAGGCGACGCTGGCGGTTCGATTCAAAAATTGCAGTTGTGACAACTCCCTTAGATGACGGAGAAGCCCGTGGCGGAA